GGTCAAGGGCTTTTACGTTGTCAAGAATGATACTTGATGCATCACTACCCTGTATCTCCGTTTGAAAGTATTGGCTTCCATCGGTCAAATACATTGGAAGTCCAAGATTAAACTTCCAATTATACCCATTATACGCCAACGCCTGAGTTCCAGTCAATGCCATTACGGGATAAGCATACAAAAAGAATCCCTGATTAAAAGCCGAATCGGTTGTGTATGGCACGTAGAAGTCGCCGAAGATTACATAGGCGGTCGCCTCGATGGTATTTGATGAGTCTGCCGTAACGACAATATCTTTCGCCCCAAACGCATCAAACGTATAGGCCGAGGTTACCCGATACCGCCACCCCGGAATCAATCCATTGGCAGCAACCAAGGCGGTCCAATCAACTAATGAAATAGTCGTATAAGTCCCTTCTGCCAAAAGTATACATGAATCAATCCAGTCTTTATTGAATGCCTTTTCCAGTGTTGGGGTAATATCGCCAGTTGTATTTTCAACAAATAAAGCTGCGTTTTCGGCCTGCAATTGCGCCCTTGTTTTTTGTGCCATTTTATGAATAACCGGATGAATAACCGGATGAATATGAACGTCCTGTGGTAGCCGGTACTTCTGTACCAATTAATGTAAATTTAGAAAGACCGCCCGAATTTCCTGATGGTTCATTTTCGGCCCTTACAATGTACCCCGCAAAAATAGAATTTCCTGAACTTACTTTCACTATTCGTTTGCCCTCATTTGCCATTGTTAGAAAATCACATAATTCCTGCGGAACCTCGAACTCATACCCGATGGGCTTTACAAGTACTCCCGGAAAGTTTGTGCCCGTTGAATCGATGTCGATATCGAAGTTTTCGCCCAAATATCCTGATGTGATTTCTTCACATGGATCCGGAACCGCCATTTGAAAACCGGTAAAGTATTGGCCTGACTGAAATTTCAAAGCCTGGTCAATGGTTGGCAACCCATAAGCGTACTGGCCTAACCACTTCCACCATCTTGCCGCAATCCTGGCCGGGGTGTGCAGGACGTTGTAGATTCGATCAACCGGACTGTTATTGGTTCCGATCAATGAACTTGAATAGCTGATTGTTCCGGCAGCAAAAGTCTTTGAACCCGTTTCACCGGGGAACTGATATCCGGAATCCTCGATATCAGCAATTGTTACTTCTTCCGGATTTGTCCAAATCAAAAACAGGTCGTAATCATTCGGACGGTCTGATGACCCGGACGTGTCCACAAAGAATTGTAAACGCCTGTAAACCTCAATGCAATACCCTTCGGCGATAATATCAGATCTCAGATCCAGTTTCGCAGATGTATTGTTTTGAAGTGCCTTGTTTGGAATGAAGTAATTTCGTTCCGTATGAATGGCGTTGATACCTTGCAACTGAATGTTTTTCCATTTATCCGAATAGCCAAGTGTGAAAGCGTTGTAGAGCTTATCGGACATGGCAAAACGTTTAATGTCCGGAACCTCTGTAAATTCGGCCTGAATCGTGTTTTGATAGAAGTATTCAACCGGCTCAACCCTGATGATGTAGCCATTGTACCCGTCTGGTTCAAATTCCCATCCCAAACAGAATATTCGATCTAATCCTTCAAACAGTTTCTTCCAGGATGTTTTGATTGCAAACTGATTCGACCCTTCAACAATTTCCCCGCACCCATTAATTAACTGTTGAACCGTTTGTGCATTACGCAAATAAAGTCCGGTGGTAATGAAATTTGACCAATTACAACCATCAATATCAAATGTATCAGACCGAATTGAGTCTGGGTTTCCTGTCAAAATCAAACCAATTCTTTTAAGCACATCAATAACAAATAGCCCGTCTGTATCTGTTGCAAATGCGGCTGAATTTATTTCAGTAACATTCATACAGGCGGCATTGCATTGGTATGTAATTGAATGCGATGTGTCCGGGCTTGGAGTTGTGCCGGGGATAAGTGACCCTAAAAACCCCCATTGCATGAAAATGAAAACACGGTCGTCCGGATTAAGAATCAATTGCTGATCAACGGAAAAACTCCAGTTTGTGTCATTGTCGTCGTCAAAGTAATTGATCGGCGAATCATACAAATACAGTCTTTGCGTTTCAACTCCAAGGGCCGTTTTTACCTGTATGCTAAACGTAATATTTGCCGATTGCCCTGAAAAGAAACCAAGGCCACAAGTGAAAATGCCAGATGCCGAAATGTTGAAATTGACTGTTCGGATAAATTCGGAATTGTTTACAAAAGACGGGCTTGTAGTGGTATAATACGTCTGTAAAGGGTTAAATGTTGTTCCGAAATTTGCCTTAAAATCTGAATTGTTAAAATACAATGGAAGCAAAATCGCAAAGTCGTCCAATGTCCACCCAGTACTTTGAATGTATAAAAATGCCGATGTTTGAGTATCCAGATTTTTGGCAGATCCGGTTAAGAACAATTCCTGGCAATGCGTTCTGATGGTTTCCAGTGTCAATTCCGGAATGTAATTTCCGTTAAGATCAACGGTTGAAAGCAGATCAATTTCAACGTCGGACCGGCTTTTGAATTGCTCCCTGAAATCATCCTGAATAATGGATACGGTAACGCCGTCAGAACATCCGTTGTTCATATTGACTTCCTGATATGTAGAAAGGTCAATCTTGCCTACAAAGGACCAGATTTCACCATCTACTTTGATGTCTGAAACAATCTCAATATCAACCGACCCATTTATGAATGAGTTCTCAAACTCCAACCGGATAATTGCGGCGGCATTGGCAAGATCGGGCTGTTTGTCCAGATCGCCGGTGAATGTGACTTCGGTTGTGAACGGCTGATCTATCCCATGCTGTTCGGTCCGGATTACGTTGAATTTAATCTGATCCCAGCCAACCGGTTCTGAAACCTGCGTTCCGTTTAGGTAGAAATCGAATATTGCCATTAGTACCCTTTTCTGTGATTTAACATCTGAGTGGTCTTATTCCCTTTCCTGACAAATTCGGTAAACCCTCGAACATCCATCTTGTTAATAGTAACCGGCATTTTTGAAAGTTCCCTTGCAATCGGGGTTGTATCAATGGAGACGAATTCGTTTTGACCTTTCCGCATACTGGAGTTCAGCATCTGCATTCTTTCTTTGGTCTTTGGAGCCGTAATTACATTTGATCCCTTTGGCAAATAGGTCAGAGTTGGTTTATCCGGGGAAAGGTAGGATCCTTTGTTTGTTTCAATAATCTCTGACCCTCTTTCCCCAACCATTGCAAGACCGCCTTTGAAGTTTTCCACGCCTTTGTAAAATTCCGGAACAGGTTGAGAAGCAATAAAAGCAATTTGAGCAGCCTGAATTGCAAGGCCGGCAACAGCTAATGGAGCCAGTACACCTGTTGCAAAGTATTCAGCAATCACTGGGGCCGTTTTAAAGATAACCTGTGCAATTGCAGCAGCCCTTTGTGCCTCAAATTGCTGAGTTCTCAATTCCTTTTCTTTGGCCCGTTGCTTTTCCCTGAGCTGATTTACTTTTTGTTCGTTTCCATCGGCCAATCTGATTTCAGCATCAAACCGATCTCGACTTGCCTGGATTTGTTTATCAACCGAACTCAAATAATTATTGAGCCCCATGTCCAGGGTTGCAGAAAAGAAATTTGAATACGCTTCAATTTCCTGCAACTGAAGTTCGGTCAAATCTCGCTGAAGTTGCTTTTGCTCTTCTTTGGATTTTTTGTCAATCTCAAGAATCTTTTCCTGTTTTTTCTTCTCAATATCAACTTTCTCTTTTGCTAATTCAGCATCCGTTTGTAATTGCTTCTGTTGATCTAATCCTCGTTTTGCTTCAAATTCGGCATTGGACTGCATTTGTTTTTTAATGTCATCCATTGCCTTTTGTGATGCCTCATGTCCGGCTTCGGACTCTTTCTTAATCAGATTGATTGCATCATCATGTAAGGTTCTATTAACAAGCCCCTGCGTTTTGGCATTGTCTTTTGCGGCTTCTACTCCCTGCTTACCATAATCCAAATCTAAATCCAACCGCATTTTACCGAACTTTTCAGCGTTTCGGACCAGTGCAATATCTCTTTCGAACCCGGCCTCTGTTTGTAGCTGAATTTGAAGCTCTGCGATTTTCTGTTGAATGCCCAAAAGTTTTACCTTGGCCTCATACTCCTTTTTAAGCTGATCGACTGTTTTGGGAATAATCTTTTGAGCCAACTTGTCCCGCAAATTTGCCTCGTCAATAATGCCTTGAAGCACTTCTCTTCTGGCATTTACGTTTTCAAGGGTTCTTTTATCAACTTCCAAATTGAAAAACTTTACCCTATTCAAAAGTGCTTCATAAGATTCCTTGTCTTTATTCAAAAGCATCTGAGCGACTGCCCTCGATGAAGCATTGGCTTTATTTATTTCGTTGTATTTCTTTTTGGCAATATCAACCTCGTTTTTGGCATTCTCTTTTATATTCAAAAGCGTTTGAGCCTGTTTTTCTTCATTTAATGTTGCCTCGTCAGTGGTTAGCTCCCTGAGTTTATTAATGTATCCGGTCCAGATGCCGATTTCCCGTTGCACAACTTTTGCAATTCCGGGGGATTCTAAAAACCGATCCCATGCTGTCGTGAAACGGCCCAAAGCAGCAGTAAGGCTGAACATTTTCTTTTCGGCCCCTTCGCCAAAAGCATTGTCCAATTCTTTGGCAAACTTTGGCAGGAAATCGGCCGATATAACTTGCCCCTGCTCTAGCATTTTGTTAAGTTCCTTTGTAGTAACTCCCATCGCTTTTGCGGCAAGGTTGAACGCACCAGGTAAGCGTTCCCCGATCTGACCCCTTAGTTCTTCAGCCTGAACAGTACCCTTTGAAACAATCTGAGAGAAAGCCAAAAGAATACCTTGTGTATCTTCGTTTGACTTTCCTAAAGCCGTCGATGCTTTTACGGCAGATTCAAATATCTTATTGGATTCGCTGAGTTTTATCCCGGCAAAATTTGATGCCGCCGTAAATGATGAATAAGCCCCTGCCAATGATTGCAGGTCTTTTCCATATTTCTGAGCCAGATTGATTAGGTATTGAAAATTCTTCGCCCCTTCTTTTTGTGATCCAGTTGCAAAATCAATACTTGTTTTCAGCCCCTCAAAAGCCGATGTGGTGGTATAAAGCTGTTTTGTAAATGCGACAACGGCAGCAACAGAGAACGCAGCCGCAATTTCAGCCCCAACTCCTTTTAGTGACCCGGAAAACTTCTGCGTTTCAGTGTTGGCTTCTTTCAGCCCTTTTGAAATTGTGTCCCCGGCTTTTTTGCCTTCAGTTGCGGTCTGTTGAAGTTGAGCATTGACCTTTTTGAGTTCAGCCAATGCCTCTTTTTCTTCTTCCGTGACCTTGTTGAAGGTCTGAGCCATTCGTTCAAGCTCAGCCTGTCCTGTGACCTTCCAGCCGACTACGATTTCATTGGTTGAAACTATCATCTCAGATTTTTAAAATCCAAAATTACAGATTCTCAAACAGGGTTGTTTTTTGAAGTTTTTAAATAAAAAAGCCCTTCTAAAATAGAAAGGCGTTTACCCATTTTTCAAAATCTCAACCCTTATTTAGTTTTTCTACTTTCCTTTTTCTGACGAATGATTTCTGTCTTAATTACACAGTGCTCATAGATGGGTTTTTTGCCCATGATTTCATAGTCTCCAAGATTCCCATTTGCTGCAACAAATAGCTCTGTAATTCGGGCTCTGTGCTTTCTTGTAGCCCGAACTGCGTAAGGCAATCCATCAGCCTTTGACTTTGTAGGATTTCCCCGTCCAAATATTTCTGCAAATTCACGTTGAAGTCTGTCAATTGCGGAAGAAAACTTTGAATGGGCTGCATAAAAAAAAAGTCTTGAATGTCGTGATTGGCGGTCCAGAACTTGATTTTCTGAACATTGAACTCATGATCATAGCCTGTCACATCTTCGATTTCGTCAAAATACCGGACTGTTGCCAGCTTCGTGTGAAGACTCAGTGATGTATGAATATCAATCCTTTCCTGAACCATGTAAGCCGCAATGCCAATCTTTTGTTTGATCTGATCAACGGTCTTGACTTTTGGATCAACGCAGATTTCATTGAGGGTTTGGAGAAACTTCTGAATGATTCCAGGATTCAACCCCAATTCCAGTTCATCGTAAATGTCCAGTGCACACATGAACCGATTGAAAGGAATATTGAGTTCAGCATTGAACATGAAGTAATTCCGATCACCAGACTTGAAAGCAAATACTACTTTGTCTTTAAGATCAGCCGGGCAGTTCCCGTTGTAAACCGGATTAGAGGTGTCTGTCGAAGAAATTGTTTGCGGCGAAGATCCAACCAAATGCGTAGGCTGTCTGTATACCGACTTGAAGAAATTGAACATCTGAAGGTAAGATTTGAAAAATGATGAATAACCAGGGCGCAAAGCAATAAGGGCACTTGCCTAATGGATCAGAAAGGCACTCCGGTAGTTTTGAAAGAAGTTTGTCGTACCAAGTCATGTATGGCACATTCTCGATTGCATAGCGGAAAAACCATGCAAAGAACGCTGTTGAAATGGCCTGAAATATCAGATTACCGCTTTGTTCCACGACCGCCTTTGCCTCCTTTCTTTGTTCCGCAGTTACATTTGTTTTTCATGTTATTGAACTTTAAAGATTACGTCTCCTGATTTGTATTTCCGGCATTCATCGACAAATGAAATCGGTGGATGACCTTTTGCAGATGCCTCGTAACGACATCCAAAACCGCCATTGGTTGAATATACTCCAGTCACAATGTACGGTGTTTCATCGTTCTTTTTGCATGAAAAAACCGCTAATAGAGTAAACACCCAAAACAAAACCAAAAGAAAGATTGAAAAATATCTTGCCCTTTTCATTCCATTGTTTTTCGCAAATGTAGAAAACTTTTCGAATTAATAACCAGAATATTCGTAATTGAACAAATTGATCAGAGCAACATCGGCGGCGATTGAATCAACTTCAAAAGAAGCGGCATCATAATCTTTCCCGTCTGGTCCTGTAAAAGGAATTACTTGTCCGTTTGGCTCCCAGAATTGAAGCGTAAAAATCCCCGCATACGGATTAAAAAAGCCATCTGGAATAGTTGTTAAATCAACCTCGACAAAGTTATTGATAACATCTAAGGTCTGCTTAAATCCATTGCCATTCCCGTTTTTGACTGAAATAGCAATCTCAGCATCCGGATAATCATTTGGAACCGAAATCAAAACAGACGTTGCGCAATTGGCAACAAACCCGCAATACTGATAAATTGAAACACAGCAACTCATAAGGCAAAGGTAAATAAAAAAAGCCCATCGAGGTGACGGGCTTTTGATATTGGTTTTTGGGCTGTTTTTAACAGTTATGTTTTTGAATTGATTTTGCCCAATTCAATTTCAAAATCGGAAGAACTACATTTTTCGTCAATGTATTCCATTAAAACATTAAAATCATTTGATCCACAAATTTGTTTTCTTGTGTTTTAATTAGGCAACAAATAAAGTAAAAACATTTTGATTAATCAAATTCCGCAACTGCAATTTTCTGATTAAACTTCGAAATATTGAGATCCGTAACCAGTGAGTAAAAGTTCGATGAAATGTAATACCGGAATGCATCCAACCTGTGCCCCATTGTCGGATTCTTTTTCTTCCATTCATCCAGGCTATTCTTAACCATCTTAGCCGACTTCAAATCTGAGATCAGTTCTACATTGCCATCCTTTATAAGATGTTGATTTCTGAATATCCGGATCCTACATTTCTTTAGGACCGAATTCACATACAGTTGCGAACTGGTGTGCCGGATGTTACCAGGTGGAACGACAAGCTGATATTCTGGGTTCAATCTGAAGTAGTTTGTTATCAACTGGTACGCTGATACATTATCGCCGGTCAATGCGTTTCCTGAATGCCCGGCACTATCACCATTCACATAGATTTCCATATTCGGGTAATCAATCAGAACCGTCTGGCATAAGGTTTCAAGATCAGCACCAACGTAAGTTCTCAAGATGTTAATATCGGCCCAGTATCGGTGTGCCGATGGATTCAAAATGTGTTGAGCAACCATCAGAGTATTATTCCCGGTGTTGAAGTCAAAGCTGCAATACAATGGCAGACTTTTGACCGCTTTCCAGCCTCCATCAACGGCGTGAATTAATTCATTGAAATCCCTGGCAAACAAGTTCTCTTTATCCCATACGCCCCATTCGCCTTCTGCATAAATTGAAAACATGGTTTCATTGACTTCTGCCAACGATTCCAGGGTGTCGATGTATTCAGGGTTTAGCTTCGAAAGGTTATCTCTGTATGTGGCTTTCAGGATCAGTATCGAATCTCTTTCCTTTTCCGGAGGATTATCAAAGAACCTATTTTTTAACCAGTGCGAATCAGCAACCGGATTGAATGTGATGTAGATGTTCTTTTTGTGAATGGACTTGCCTCGCAGCCTTAGTGTGATCTGCGTAAAATCTTCCAGGCTCAATTCAGTTGCTTCTTCAATCCATATTGCTTTTGCCTGGGAAAGTGATTTCAGCTTTTCGGGATCATCACAACCCATGAAGACAATGCGATTTGTGCCACATGTAATTTCAAATAATGAAATCTTGACTTTGACAAAGCCCCCAATTTCCCAATCTGCAATCTTATTTTTGAAATCCTGTATTACTGAGTTCCGGAGCGTTGAATGGACTTTCCGGACAACAAAGAAGGTTTGATTGACATTTGCCGGATCCATTATTTCCATCAGGAAATTCTGAATCATTTGCTGCGACTTTCCAGATCCAGCCCCACCATAAAGTATGTTGTAATACTTCGGGTTTGTGATTGCCGGCAAATATTTGGCACTCCAAAGGTTGGGATTTGTAAGGTCTATTTTCACCTATGAAAACTCTGCAATCAGTTCATCTAGTTTTGAAATTGGCATATCGGTCACGAATTGATTTTGCCCTGAATGAATTGCAACACGGGTTTTCCCATCGGTTGAATCCTCGAATTCGTAGTAATGGTCAATGTGGCAAAATCGAAGTTGCTTGTCAACCGTTTCTCCCGTTTTTACCTCGCAAATTCCAAGTTCTTCAAGTTGTGTCTGAGCCCCAGACATCCACTTGCACTCAATAATTAACGGCGCTTTTAACATATATCAATGGTACTTTTGTAACTTATGCTAATTTGTTCCGGTGCTGATATTAGCACACATGGATTTTTAAGATTCTAAGTCCTCTGGGGCTTTTGGTCGCAATACTTCAGTAATGCCGATGTTCATGTCGGTTTCCTGCTTTTCAGTGTATCCATGTTTCGACAAAAGAACCTTCACAAGAGTGTGATTATAATCATTTGAAAGCCCTTTGTTAATCAGCGCAACGACTTGTTTTTGCCTTAAATACGCTAATATGTCGGAAAATTCAGGATGAACTTTTTCCCACTCATACAGCGTATCTCTGTGTGTTTTTAGATAAAGTGCTAATCCTTCGATAGTTGGAAGGTTTACACGAATCTTTTGTTGGTAGAAAGTAGCCTTTTCTGATTGGCCCGAAATTACTTGCTCCTCAGTATCCTCACATGAGTCAATGTATGCCATTGCTTTTTCGCATAGGGACTTTTCATAGCTTGTTGGTCTACCTGCTGGCATAGTGTTAAATTTAAGCCGTGATTTCTCACAAATGATTTTGACAAAGGTAAAAAGAAAAAGCCAATCCTTTACGAACTGGCTTTTTTGCAATACCCCTCCATTTTGGCCATAAGATTTAACCCGTGGAAACCGGGCGGATTGGGGCGCATCTCATCGCTATTGCGGAGCAAATATACTATTGTTCCTTTTTCATTTCTGAAATCATGTTTCGCATTGCCAATTCTAATCTGGCTTTAAAGATCACTGGAACCCTGAAAGCGATTGTCGTTGTTTCTGGCTTGTTTCCTTTTTTTGGTCCGGACCCTGGCTTTCGTGATCCGGACTTTGGGATTCCTTTAGGCATTGGCTTTAAAAGTTTTGTATTCGGCTTCTGACATTTTTTCTAAACGGCTCATTAACTCTGTATTGTTTGCTGGGATTTCAGTAAATCCTTCAAAGAAAAGCTTTACAAAACAATTGCTTCTTTTTTTAAGACTTAAGTTTGCCATTCTTGTGAATCCTAATGAATAACCGTCTGCTTTTGTAACTAGTGCCATTTTGTTTTCTGTTTTTGTTTGTTGAGTCAAAGGTAATACTTCTTCTTAATTCTGCAAACATTTTTAAGAAAAAAGATAAAATATTTTTTTGGGCATAAAAAAAGCCCCGTAGGGCTTAGTTGTTTTTCAAAGAAATAAAAGTTTCAAAATCATACAGATCAATTGCAAGAGCAGTGGCGTGAATTTTATAATCTGACCCAAAAAGGAACTTGTTAAAGGCTCGTAAAAGGGCATAGTTTTCTGGTGACAACATAGCGGCCCAATTCATTGAACTCCAATTTTTAGAGTCTTTTGCAATCATGCGAAAAGTTGTTTTCGTTTCAATGATTGCGTTTTTTAGGTTTTGGTATTCGGTTTTCATTTTTTTTTGATTGTTTGAAAATGAGGGGCCGAAGCCCCGTTTTGATTATAGACTTGTATAAAGTCCTGTTGTTTTTTCAAATATTGATTTCAGCATATCAGAATAGGCTCCTTCCACCTCTTTGATTGTTTTTACATCAAGTCCTCTGAACTTGCAGATTTTCACATCGTAAGTGTCCATTGCATTAAGTGTTACGTACATGATGTTGGCAATTTTAGAACCTTTGAATTTGGCTACTAAAGTGTTCCCGTCTGAATAACAGGTGGCTCCGGTCATTACGATGAATTTGTTACCACCTAGTTGCTGAAGAATTTGAGATGCGATTGTCATTTTTGTTTTTGTTTTCTTGTTTTCGTTGAGACAAAGGTAATACTACTTTTTAAATCTGCAAACATATTTAAAAAGAAATGTAAAATATTTTTCAATTATTTTTTATCCCTTTGATTTACAGGGCGTTTTGATTACATAATTTTTAGGTTAAAATTTGCGTCCATGCTGAACCTCAAACATTTTATCCTTTCGGAATTTGATTCGCCTGATTTGCCGGGTTCTGGATCACAAATGCAACCGGAATTTTTAAAGAAACTGGATGCGGCAAGAGGGATTGCCAATGTGCCTTTTAAGATCAATTCCGGCTTTCGGACGGTTGCAAAGAATAAACTTGAAGGCGGTAAAATTGATTCGCCTCACTTAACTGGATGGGCGGCTGATATTGATTTGCCAAATACTGGAGGTTCCAGGCTTCGCCTTGTGATTGTTCGGGCTTTGATTCAGGCCGGATTTAATCGTCTGGGGATTGCAAACGGATTCATTCACGTAGACTGTGATCCGACAAAAGACAAGGACGTAATTTGGTTGTACTAATGAAAGACGCAATCTCACATTTTGTTTGCCGATTGAAAGAGGATACAATGAAGTTTCTTGCGGATCTGGGGACCATCAGCATTGCAACTTTTTTTACCCAAACTGAAAACTGGATTCTGATTCATGGGGCCGCTTTGCTGATCTTTGTCCGGTTGATCCTTTTGGGTATGGACGGCTACAAACGGATCAGAGATGTTCGTAAACCTGAATGGGAATCCAACGTCAAACCGATCCTGAAACCAGATGCACTTCGTGAAAGAAAACTTTCAACCTGGCAGAAAATAAAAAACCTTTTCAAATCAACTTTATGAAATACGTTGTTATCGCTTTAGTGTTTGCTTTTATTGGCCTTGGTGCAATTGAGCAACAAATCCAATCCGGCATTCAGAAACGCTCTAAGATTGATCGAAAGGTTGATTCCATGCTTTTGGCCCATTCCGTTGAAAGGCAGATCCTTTTGAACGCCAATGATTCTTTGCAAAAGGAAGTCCGGTTTCTGGCTTTGTGTGTTCAATATCTCGATTCCGTTGATCGGTCAAAACAAACCAAATCAGAACGTGCCGAAAAAAGAGGTCGTTTTATTGGTGGAATTATAAAAGGCATTTTTCCGGGGTTGTAATGAGCCTTTTCGACATCACTGGTAAAAATGTAAATTGGGGGGACAGATTCACAAAGAATCTTGTCACGGTTGCATTAGTCGGTTGCTTTGTCGGATTGTTTTACACTCCGTCGAAAACACTTGATCCGGGTCTTGTCGAAACTCTTAAAAACGCAATCATGTTGATAATCGGATACCGGGCCAAATCAGAAGAACGGGTTGCTGAAGTCAAAAAGCCCTCTGAATGAAACAGATCCTTTTAATCCTGGTTCTGTTTGCTTTTGGATGTTCCAGGCAAATCAAATATTCCGAATACTCAAAACGCAATCAATACTGGCATAATAAAGGGCCAATGAAAGCTAGGCCGAATCCGAAACGGCTGTTATAAAAAAGCCCCTACTAAAAGCAAAGGCGTTTCAATTTTAATACACCAAAAGTTAATAATTCTATTCCGGTTCCTG